ACTTAGTGCATTCATATCAGGTGCTTCATTACTAAACACTACGACGTGTGGAGTTTGTAGCAGTATTTTTGTCTGTGAAGCATATTTGTTAGAGAAGACAACGCGGTTTTTCAATTGTTCGAAGATTCCGTACTGGACAAACTGCATATTTCCTCTAGGAATGTCGAACACAAAGAGGCAGGTTGAGATGTCGACAGAGTATGCCAAGTCATCTCTTTTACCAACAGACATGAACTGAGTGTCATCCCTTTTAGTCAACCAATACGAAACAAGCCAAGATTTTCCTTTATTACCTTCTGGATCAACGACGAACACTATTCTTCGGTCATCAGGGTCGCGATCGACGATTTCATTAAGTCGATGTTGCCAGAGTCGGAGGTTTCCATCCACAAGCTGGGGTTTTTCTCCAAACTTATCAATGCATTCCATGACTGCACCCCTGTATCTTGCGGCCAAGGTTGGAAAGACATCCCAAACGTCTTTAATGGTCGGGCGGGGGGACTGTGCGGCAACCCAGTCGCGCAACTGAGCAAAGTGCGCGGCGTTCCCGGGAGGGGGAGGTAGTTCACCGAACTCTTCATAAGCTTGATCCTCTTTTTTGCAGTAGTCGGATGCTTGCTTGGAGCTTCCTCTTGAAACCTCAAGATGCGCGCGTTCAAGGCCAATAATTCCTTTGACTTGATTAAGGCGGAGCTTTTTAGTGAGCTCAAAGTAGATCTGGAGATGCGGAGTTCCGGACTCTCCGGTCTCCCGTCCAATGACGAGATACTTGAATTCACAGGGCGGATGGGCGATGTTGGTGCCATGGAGAATAAGATATTCCAATTCCTCTTGAGTGTAATTGTTGATGGTGGCGCACCAACGTTTTGCTTGAGCCATGCTGTTTTTTGTGACAAGTGACAGAACGAGCTGGGTAATACTAGACCAGCTCGTCACATAAATTTGAAAATTTAATCGTGTGTAATTTTTGGTATGCCGTATCCTCGTAATACCGCCGGTACTATGGTGCTCCAAGCCACGCGGGCCGGTGCACTCTCGCGCGGACTTATGTACAATCACCCTTATGCACGTACAGCACAAACGGCAATTCGTATGTATAACACTGGCAGGGCCGCTGCACCATATGCACGTGCCGCAATTAATCGTTTTCGTAAATACCGCAAAACCCGAAAAAAGTCAGTTAGCAATCGTAGAGCTAAACAGTTAGCCAAACGGCGAGTTGGCGAGTCCATCGGGACTTCCAATGCGAAGCACGAGGCTAATCAGTCTTCGACTCTTATGAGTACAAGAACCTTGTATCAATTCCCCTTATTGAATCTCCCAGTTTTCAATACAACAGGGGGGACCCCACAAGTGTTGGACAGACGTATCAACAACGTGGTCAACTTTCGTGGCATCAAGTTTTGTATCAATATCAAACGTGAACCGTTGACTGGGTCAGCTGAGAATGGGAACACACAGCAGTTGTGGGTGAACATGGCCATAATTAGTCCCAAGGCTAATTTGACTGCAGATGAAACTGTACCTGTTACTAGATTCTTCCGTAACGACGGTCAGACAAGATCAACCGATTTCAGCACAGCCTTAACCGGGTTGGATTTCAGGTGTCTCCCTATCAATGCAGATGAATATATCATCCATAAACATCATCGTATGATTCTTGGTCCCGAGACCTCTACTGAAGGTCGGGACGAACGGACCATTGAATTTTACTGGCCCCTCAAACGTCAGATTAGATATGAGGCTGCTAGCAGTACCCCTTCGGCCAAGAATATCTACCTAGTTTGGTGGTGTGATATTAGTCAGAGTGGAAGCGGAGGAGCTGCTTTCCCCGGTGCAGTACGCCTGAACTTAAAGCATGTGAAGTACTTCCGTAGCACAATCGGGGGTTAAATGTTAATTATTTTATATCTGTCTGCACTTAGTGCATTCATATCAGGTGCTTCATTACTAAACACTACGACGTGTGGAGTTTGTAGCAGTATTTTTGTCTGTGAAGCATATTTGTTAGAGAAGAC